GTCCGTATATGAAGCGCTTGTGTTATTGGACTTCTCTGTATATGAGCCCGATGTATTATTCGTTTATTACTATAAGACGCGCTAGTATTATAGCTTAAATCTCGAGTATATAAAGTAGAAACTTTCTCATTTAATGAAATAGTGGCTTCTAAACCAGTTAGTCCCATAACTTGATCAGTTGGGCTTATAGACCCTACGGAAGCAGTAGCAGAAACTCCAGTTATTGGATACTTAGATTCACATACTATACCAGTACCTACGGCACTAGTTGCAGCTAACCCAGTTATTCCAGTGACAGTAGGAGGAGAAAGAATTCCAAAAGATGTTGTAGCTCCTAAAACCTGTTAAAAGTTACATCTTCATTTGGAACAACAACTGTACCTAGAGAAGAAGTAGCGGATATACCCGAAGGTTCAACAATTATTCCGGATGAAACAAATGGTGTACCCAAACTAGATGTAGCACTAAGACCGGTTAACGGAACACCGACATTTGGTATCACTACTGTTCCAGTTGAAGATGTAGCTCCTAATCCCGTTAATCCCATAACTTGATCTGCTGGATCTAATGCTCCTACAGATGAAGTAGCAGCTATACCTGTTAAACCCATAACTTGATCTGCTGGATCTAATGCTCCTACCGATGAAGTAGCAGCTATACCTGTTAATGTATATGAAACTGAAACGTCAATTGTTGGCGTTCCTAAAGATGAAGTAGATCCTAAACCAGTTAGTTCTACTGTATTTGAAATTATGGCTGTTGGTGAACCTAAACTTGTTGTTGCTGTAATACCAGTTGGAATAACTGTAATATTATATGTACCGCCCCAAACTTCAGAGCCCCAATATAATCTACCCCAACCAGTCTCAAATGTATCGGATTCTCCCCAATTAGCTTGGCCCCATTCTACATGACCCCAACCTTGTAAAATATTTTCATCAACATAGCCTCCAGTATTATAATTACCTTGACCCCACCCAATACGTAGAGCATTCCACGTTGTTTGGTTAACGATGGCCTGAAGACCCGTTACCGAAACTGTAACGTCAGCCATGTTTTACTCCTATGCTATTCTGATAATTGCTGCTGTAGCTGATGCTGCTGGAAATTGAATTGTAAATGTTCCACTTGTAGCTGTTTTATCTCCACCAAAATCTATTGCACAAACTGAAGCGTCTGTTGAATGTGAATCATTAAAAATTAAACATCCTCTTGCTGTAAAAGAAGCTGATGTCCAAGACACATCTGCAAAGTCGCAGACTGCTGTTGATGAATCTAAAGTTGGTGTAACACTTGTTAAAGCTTTTCCTTTTGCAGTATAAGCTGTTCCAGATGTATTAGTAATTTCTTCTGAAGTAGTGTAGGCAGTTGTACCTGCTCCTAATGAAGCATCGCTATCATAGAGTGCTAAATTAAAAGTGTTTCCAGTTGAAGCTGTAAAATTGTGTTCAGCTTCTAAAATTTCTTGTTTAAAGCTATTACAAATTGCTGATGTTATTGCCATAAATTTTCTCCTAATTATTGAGGCGGTGACTCGATCGGTATTCTTATTGTACCATCCGTGTAATCGTCTCGTCTTCTTCTTCCAATTTGCATACTTGCAAACTTTTGTAGTTCAGTTTTATACTTTTGCTCGTATAATGTCAACATATCCATTGGACCTTTTAAGAACCCATATGCCTCTACTAAACAAGCATATAAAAGCCCTTGTGGGAAGTATTTGCTAACATAAGTCCCAGAAGTCTCTGTTTCTAAACCAGCTGGTATTTTATTATAATGAATAATATATTGATATCTAGCATCTGGTGTAGGAGCTAAATACATACCTCCAGAAGTACTAGAAGTAGTTCCCGTAGCTCCTCCAAACATAGAGTAATATTTAGGCATTCCAGTAACATCCGCTCCAGAAGCAGTTGATCCTTCTGGTCCTGTTAGTTCTCCAATATATTCGCTTATAAAAGTTTGATCACGTCTCTCTAACCACGTACCTTGTTCAGTAGTGACTGACGTAGATGGAAATACTTGTACACCTCTTACAAATAAACATCCCTCAGGAACATTTATTGAATTAGTATCTAAAGCAAATTGTGCTTGAGCTTGTTTTCTGTCAGAATCCATAGGTATGTCATAAGCAATTCTATATTCTGCATTTTCTATAAATCTATTTAATATAGCAGTAGTAAAAACATTACTATCTACTTCAGTATAGTTTCTAATATCTGTCTGTAAGTTTGATAAAGTGTATCCAGCCATAATTAACCTCTATCATTAACGGGTCCAATTGTACATTGAAAACCGCCTCCTGTGTCAGTGCTTGTAGCATTAGATACTAATGGCACTGTTAATGAATTATAATGTGTTTCTGTGTCTGTTTGTTTTGGCCCAACTACTACTGTTGTTGAAATTGCTGTTGCTAAATAAGATCCATAAACTTTTGCACCAGATAAATGAGAACCGGCTGTAGTGTTGGCTAAAGTTACTCCTCTGTATGGAGCAGCTGTTCCACGTGTACATCCTGTTAAAGTGTGTGTAGTTCTTCCCGTGTAGTTAATTGTTTCATTTTCATATTTTCCTGTTTCACTATTTACTTTTTCTATAACAATATAACCTGCAGTTGGAAACTCAGATCCATCAGTTAAAACAATTGATGTAGCAGAATCACTTATGTTTCCATTTAATGTTGTAGATAATTCTAAAGTTGTAATTGCAACTCCACCAACTGGTTGTTTTAAAGCACTAAATCTTACATAAGATGTGCCCGCATTTAAACCATTGTTTGGAAATGAAACACTTAAAACTTTTGAAGCACCTGTTGTGGTAAAAGGATTATTTGGTAAAATATCTTGAACTGGAAATTCTACTCTAGCTGGTCTTGCATGTAATAGCGCTTGAGGATCGGCTCCTACGGGATGTGGTTCTAATTGTGGTTGTTTAGCTTCAAATTCTGAATTATGTACCCATGCACCAGTCCATTCTTTAACCATTTCATTGTATGGAAATGCTGCCCCAGATCTGTCTGAAATTGCTAATGCTCTTCTACCTTTTGAAAATCTTGCCATTATATATTTGGATAATAAGTTTTCGGTGTAATATACGTACTCGCTGCTGATCCATCCTCCGATAAAGCTCTTGCTAATTCATCTTCATATAATAATTTCATTTCTTGTGTTCTTTGTGGTGAAAACTTCATAGATAAATAATATGCAAGTCCTGAAATCATAGGTGGTATAAATCTATATGGTGTATCACTTGCATTAGTGTAAGCTCCCACATCTTGAATTCTTTTTACATAATAAACACTTAAATAATTTGATGCAGCAGTTGAGTTAGGCATAGGATAAATAGTGATAGTAACTTTATCTATAAATCTTTGTACCCAATATTGAGAAGGTGTTCCAAGAGAAGCTTTGTTTGCTGTTGCAGCATATGCATCTCTAGCTACTTTAGTTAAACCAGTATCTGATTGAGAAGTAGTATTATAATTTTGTCTGTAAGAAACATTTAAAATATCTGTAATACCATAAACGTTTGCTGTTGGAACAGTTGTTGCTTGAGGTGGTTCTCCTCCTCCTGGTACATCTGTAGAATTTCTATAGAAAGTATAAATACCAGATCCTTCTGCAGTCGCATCAACATTAGTTGATGAACCTACTATTAAATTTATATTAGTATTTCCTACTTCCCAAAAATGTACACCTCTATTGCCCCATTCTTGAAAAAGAATATTTAGAGATCTTCTTGCAGATCTCATTTGATGTCCTGATGTTCCTACAAGCCCTAATCTTTCGTATGCATCAGCGATAATTTCATCAATAGAAAAATCCTGATCAAACGAGTAGGCCGAAGAAGTAGTATTCGCCATTGGCTACTCCTTTAAAATGTTCCGATTACGTAACAAAAATCACAGTTAGTAAGATCGACGTAAGCTCCATCGTCACAATAAATACCAGCTCCTGGTATTTTAAATTCATGAACAGCATTGTCAGCTGATCCAAACTTACCATGAAAAACTAAATTTTTTGCTGTTGCAGATCCAGTTTCATTATAAATTTTTATTTCAGCGTCAGCTGCAGTAGCCATTCCAAAGATATTCATAATATTAATTTTTTTAATTATTAGTAGCTGTTCCAGTTGTAGGAACAGCGGTATTATTAACTATTAAACTTTAGCAAATTACCATCTGCTGTTAACACAACCGTTTGTCTTACTTTTGTATGTTATTGACATAATTTTATTCTCCTAATTATCTAGGCTCCCGAAGGAGCCCAGAATAATTTTATTATCTTTGTTGGATCGTTTGAATCCAATCTGTTGCTAATTGATTAGCAGTAGTACCTTTGTTTTCTATGAAAACTTTTAGTTCTAAAGCTATATCATCAGGAACAGTTGTTGCTGCTTGTGTTCCAACACATTTACCATCTAAGTAAAGTTTGTACTGAGCAGAAGTTTGTCCCAGTTCAGTAGCTGCAGGTTGGAAATGAAAACCTAATCTAACAGAGTTAGATGGAATTTCAAATTGAGTTGCAGATTGTGTTGCAACAGTAGAGTCAGCAAAAGTATAAGTACTTCCAGCTCCACTGTCTTTCATATCAAAAGATACACCAGCACCATTCTTCCTAGATAGGAATTGAATAGTTGTAGTGTCTTCTAAGTGAGAAAAACCAATACAATCAGTTGGTACAGTTGCAGGATCAACAAATGCATTGTCAGCAAAGCCAACAAAAATGTTTGCTTCAGTTACATCTGTCATAGCAATTCTAGTTTCATACCACCATTGCTTACCNGAGTTATAGTTCCAGACTTCTTTACCAGAAAGACCAGTGATTTCACCAGCCGCTGGAGCATCGTCTCCAAGTCTTAACCATCCACCAGCATAATCTACTAGTTGATAGTCAGATCCGCCACCAGATGTCACGTCCCAATCACCTGAATTGTAATGTACCCAGTCGTTTTGATAAGCAACTTCTTGTGCATAACCTCCAGTAATTAAGGGTTGTTTGATACCACTAAATAGGGATGTAGCTCCCGATTTACCTCTAACGTTTGTTACGCCAGTTGAAAAGTGTGTAGTCATATTAATCAGCGCCTCCTCGCGCCAGTTATTCTTACTAAGCAAAGAATAACCAATTTATGATTTAATTATCTTAGTAAGTTATTTATATAATAGATTTTAATAGAGCGCAAGAGGGTGTGTAAGAAATATACGATTTCAGCGATGTGACGTTTATTTAAGTAGCCACAGAAACTTCGGGGGCAGCATTTC